TTGTTGCTTGCTTTGATAACAAGGTATATGAATTTTCAGGTAGCGCATCAGCACTTCCAACTCCTGTATATACACATCCATCTACTAGCCATGTATATACTAGCGTAACGGCGTCTGGCGCTGCCATTTATATTACTGGATTTAATGGTATCCAATCTACAATTCAAAAGTTTACGCTAAGCACTAATGGTACTATGCCAACATTGACTTCAGCAATCACAGCTGCCGAGTTCCCGGCCGGCGAACTAAGTTACTGTATCTTCTATTATCTTGGATACATGATGGTAGGAACTAATAAAGGTGTGCGAGTAGCAGAAGTGAGGGACGATGGTTCCCTTGTCTATGGTCCGCTACTATTTGAATCAACTCAACCTGTATATGGATTTACTGGTAGAGACCATTATGTGTGGTGCACCACTGGTGTTGATGGAGAGCCTGGAATTACTCGCATTAATTTAAGCACACAACTTCAACCGTTAGTATTCCCCTATGCAAATGACTTATATGAACCAGGGGTTACTGGACACCAAACAACTGCTGTATCACTAATTGGTACGACAGATAGATTATTTTTCTGTACAGCAGCAGGCAGTTTAGGTTATGCTTACATGGAATCAGATGGTGCTTTAACGCCCACTGGTTACATAACAACTGGCTACATCCGCTATAATACTTTAGAGCCTAAGAACTTTAAGCGTCTGCTTGGACGCGGTGATTTCGCCTATGGTTCTATGACATTAGAGACTGTAGATAAAGATGGAACCGAGTATGATGTCATTTCATATGATGCCACAGTACCGCCTGTTGAGGTAACTACAACACAGCCTACTGGCTCACAAGAATACATAGCCTATAAGTTTATTATGTACCGGGACGGAACTGACAACACTAAGGGCCCTATCTTTAAGGGTTACCAAGCTAAGGCGACAATCGCAACATCTCGCCAGCGAGTAGTAAGATTCCCTGTATACTGTTTCGATGTAGAGACTGACAAGTACAATGTCATGGTTGGTTATGAAGGACGAGCCTTTGACAGAATCGGTCAGCTTGAAGAGATTGAACAGAATGGGGATGTTGTCACATGGCAAGACTTAACCACTGGTGAGTCACGCCAATGTATCATTGAACAAATTACATTCACTCGCATGACACCACCTGACAGAGGGTTTACCGGTTATGGTGGTATCTTAACTATGACTATAAGGACCGTATAAAATGTCACCTGCTGATTGGGCTGGATTAGCCGTATCCATTACTACCCTTGCTACTGCTTTGGCAATGGGTGTTAAACATTTAACTAAACATTATCTGTCGGAACTAAAGCCCAACGGTGGGTCAAGTATCAAAGACAAGGTTAATGCCTTGGAAGACAAAGTAGATTTGCTAACAGACTTAGTCAAGGAAGCATTGAGGAAATGAATGAAACATGTAGTGAAGGCCGCGAGTCCTGCAGCTATTGCTGTTCTCCGTCAGGCGACAGCACTCTGGCCGAAGCGCAAGAAACTGTCCGACGGATTATTACCATCACTGGCACATCAGAAAGCCAGTCCGAATTCCGACCACAACACGGGTCTTGCTGTTGACTTGACACACGACCCTAAGAACGGGGTTGACTGTGCCCAGATATTCGAGAAGCTTAAAGAAGATGAGCGGGTTTCCTACCTTATCTTCAATAAAAAAATTTGGTCGCGCAAGCATGCTAAGTCTGGCAATCGTGTTTACACTGGTAGCAACGGCCACACTAAGCATCTTCATATTTCTATCAACCCTGATATGGCTAATGACACTAGCCCTTGGTTCTGGTGGATGAATCAACCAAAGATTGTGAATCAGTTAGCTGCAAAGCTAGCACCTGTACCTACCAAGAAGCTTCCGCTTCCTGAGGTACCAGCGGTGTGCACCTGCTGTAAGGTTCACAACACAAAACGAAAGGCAAAATAAATGGAAGCACTAAAGCAAGTATCGCTGACATGGTTCCGTGCTGCAGCCTCAGCTGCAATCGCACTCTACCTAGCAGGAGAGACTGACTTCAAGACACTCGGAATGGCAGCCCTCGCTGGGTTCCTCGGGCCTGTCCTAAAGTGGCTCGACCCATCGGCTACAGAGTTTGGAAGAGGCGCACGCTAGCCCGTAGAATACCCTTTAAACGGCTTTAAACGCCCTTTAGAGACAAGAAACCCCCCGACTTAAGGTGATTACCTTAGGAAGGGGGGTCTTTTGTGCTGTTCCGAGTCCGATAAAATAACCTTGCGGCTTCTCCTCCGCTCAGCTATAATATATATATTATATAATATAAATAATATAAAGACCCCGAAGGGGTCTTATATAATATATATAAATATAATTATAATATATATAAATATATAATGCAAGTTTATTGAAAGGAATCATGGGAGTATATCTTACCGATGATTACAAGATACCCGAACATGTGTCGTACTCAGCACTGACTACATACATAGACTGTGGATATCTGTACTATCTTGGCAGACTATTAGAGATACCTGAGGAGCAATCAATCTGGTCAGCAGGTGGCTCAGCTTTCCACAAAGCAACTGAAGAGTGGGACAAACAACATGCTGAGTAAACAACTATGGGAAGAAGCCTGGAATGAGTACACAAAAGACATCGACATCACGACGGCTCGGGTTGCTGGGAAGTCTACTAAAGCTAACCCCGACAAGGAAGATGCCAAGTGGTGGCAAGAGCAAGGCCCTCTATGGGTTCAGTCGTACATTGACTGGCGTAAGGCGAATACTAACTGGAAGATTTGGAAGACTCCGCAGGGAGTACCAGCGATTGAACTAGGTATCATACCGAAGTTTGCTGGTGTTCCCGTTAAGATGGTTATCGATAGGGTATTTGAAGTCAATGGTGAACTAGCAGTAGTTGACCTGAAGACTTCACGATTCAGACCTACCAGTAGTTTACAGCTAGGTTTCTACAAAGCTGGACTAAAACAAGTCTTTGGTGTTGATGTCAAGTGGGGTAACTACTGGATGTCAAGGCAAGATGGCACTGGTGAGATGGTTGACCTATCATCTTACACTCAAGATAAAGTACAGTACTTTGTAGAAAACTTTGACAAAGCACGCAAAGCTGGTATATTCTTACCCAACACAAACAACTGTAATCGGTGCGGGCTCACGGAGCACTGCTCGTTTACTTCAAAGAAAGAGAAATAAATGAACGAAGAATGGAAACTGCAAGTCTCGTACAAGACTGGCACTGGTGATATGATTAACATCCGTGCCAATACTGCAGATGAACTCAGTGTGCTGCTTGAAGGTGTAGGTGACTACGCTACACAGATTGCTGCAACAAACAAGATGCTAGCAGCAGCGTATAATGTAGCCCCTTTATCGACTACAAATTCCACTACAAACACAACGCCTCCGTCCTCCTCACCGCCAACCCCGGTGTCGGAAGCGTCAGGTACCGCAGCTCCCACATGTAAGCACGGAGCGCGTATCTATCGTAGCGGTATCAGCAAGAACACTGGCAAACCTTATGCGTTCTGGGCATGTCCTACCCCACAAGGTACACCTGACCAGTGCAAGCCAGTCAACTAAATATATGAAACCAGTGAGCCGTAGTCAGTCTGTAATGGATTGGCTACGGTTACTTTTTAGAAAGAAGAAGAATTGCGTACACTTGTCCGAAGCGTTGGTCGCCCAAGTATCGGTGGGGAACCGCTACCGTCATGCTTCAAAGCGTTTGAGTCAAACAAGATTATCATCAGGCGCAGTGAAGTGTCGATGTTCGCAGCAGCGCCAGGAGTAGGTAAGTCAACACTTGCCCTTGCTCTTGCGCTGAAGATGAAAGTTCCCACGCTATACATTAGCGCTGACACAAACGCACACACTATGGCTATGCGCCTGGCATCTATGATTAGCGGTAAGAATCAAGGTGATGTTGAACAATTATTGAATACTGATTTAGGCTGGACAAGAGCGGTGCTCGCCAAGGGTAGCCACATTGTATGGTCATTTGAATCAGCACCTACACTTCAGGATATCGATGAAGAGGTACAAGCATTCGAAGAACTATGGGGATGTCCACCTCAACTGATTGTTGTAGATAACTTAATGGATGTTGCCACCGATGGTGGCGAAGAGTTCGCATCTATGCGTGCTATTATGAAGGAGTTGAAGTACCTTGCTCGTGCTACTAACGCTGCTGTCGTTGTACTTCATCATACTTCTGAGGCTGTACAAGGCACTCCGTGCCAGCCTCGCTCTGCTATTCAAGGTAAGGTTGCTCAACTACCTGCTCTTATTTGCACCCTCGGTGTCGTGGGAACAAGTATGGGCGTGGCCCCTGTCAAGAACAGATATGGCAAGGCTGACGCAAACGGAACGCTTATGACTTGGATTGCATTCAACCCTGAATATATGTTCGTTGATGACATACCGGAGAATGTATAATGGATGACGATTACTTGGAGATTCATGCTAAAGAGATGGCGCAGTCTGAATATATCAGACATATTGCCAAGTGCATACAGAAGATTGATGATGCCAAACCGCCAGCTAAGGACGCTTATACGCAAGGCGTACAAGACGGACTTGACTGGGCAATACGAATACTAGAGAAAGATAAGAGCGCATACTAATGGCTAACCCTAATGGTCGCAAAGGTGCACAGTTTGAAACAGATGTAATGCGATGGCTTCGTGAACATGAGGCAGTAGCAGAGCGCTTGACTAAAGCTGGTGCCAAAGATGAGGGTGACTTGTATGTATTTCTCCAGGGTCAGACATACATCATGGAGTTAAAGAATAGAAAGAAGTTAGACTTACCTGCCTTTTGGGACGAAGCGCAGGTTGAGGCAAAGAACTACGCAAAGGCTAGGGGATTGGCGACCATACCTCCAGCCTTTGTTGTAGTGAAGCGTCGCAATCATGGCATAGAAAAGTCATGGGTTATACAGGATTTAGGACAGTGGATGAGAGAGAGATATGAATGACTTACCAAGTATTAGAGATGTGCTTATCCACTACGGTGCACAGGTTGGACGAAACCACGGGCAAGTTAATCTCCGATGCCCATTCCACGGAGATACGCACCAGTCAGGTACCGCCAACCTTGACAGCAATGTCTTCGTCTGCTTTGCATGCGGAGTTCAAGGAAATAGTTTACAAATCATTTCTCAACAAGAAGGAATTACGGTAAGAGATGCAAAAGAATTCGCAGAAAGAATTACTGGAACGAGCAACGGCAAAGTACCAGGAAAACATTTATCAGGCAGAAGCTTACCTAAAAAGCAGGGGTATTCCAATAGAGACAGCACGGCTGGCGCGATTAGGCGTAGTCGTAGAGGCTGAGGTGGGACATGAGATATATACTGGCAGACTTAGCATACCATACATTACTAAGACCGGCGTTGTGGATTTACGGTTCCGTTCGCTCAATCCTGCAGTGGAGCCTAAGTACATGGGACTCACTGGCGCTGATACTAAAATGTATAATGTCCTTGATATTGAGCGTGCTGGTGATTTCATTGGTGTATGTGAAGGTGAGTTGGATACTCTTACTATGTCTAGCTGCGTCGGCATTCCTTGTGTTGGTGTGCCAGGCGCTAATAGTTGGAAGAAACATTACACGAGACTCCTCGCCGATTTCGAAAGAATATTTGTCTTCGCTGATGGCGACCAGCCAGGAAAAGAATTTGCCAACAGTCTTGCCAGGGAACTACCAGTTACTGTCGTCCAATTCCCCGACGGAGAAGACGCTAACTCATTTTATACGAGCAACGGGGCGAACGCAATACTCCAGAAAGCGGGATTACTAAGTGTTTAATGAAGATGGAAGGATACCCTCCTGTCCTGAATGTGGAGAAAAGTTTGATAATATCTTTACCGCAGTGGAACATATGCTTGATGATGATGAAGAGTTTAACCCAGCATTTATTCTGCCTGGTGGCATAAGACTTATGTTAGGTACTCTTATGTGGAATATATATCAACGCAGGAATGAACCCGATGTTGTCTCTGAGTTAGCACAGGATTGCTATGCCACTCTTGCAATGGGAGAGTTCATGCCTGAGGCCATACCTAATGTATTAAATGATTTATTAGTGGAAGATGCGATGGAGAACTTTGATGACGAACTCAAACAACTATTCAAGAATAGAGAGTGAAGAGATATGGCAGATTATAGAACACCTAGCTGGGATGGGCTACCACATTACGCAGACAAAATCAGAAGCGGATACCCTAACAGTAACTCTAAGCGTACCGCTGCTGACAAGGAAGCACGCGTACCGTATCCATCCCAATTCGAAGACGATGTAAGGATTATATACGATGAACTCATGTCAGTCTTACTTGCAAAGCACAAAGATTATGGCCCTCGTAATATTGCTGATGCTCCTGGTGGTGCTCTCAACGGACTTCGTGTTAGGATTCATGATAAGATTGCTCGCATCAATAATCTCATAGATAAGAATAGTAAACCTCAGTACGAGTCATTGGAAGATTCATTCAAAGACCTAGCTAACTATGCAATCATTGCGTTACTAGTACTCAGAGATAAGTGGGATAAGTAATGGCGAAGAACTCCTCATTCGATATTGACTTTGGATATGGGCGCAAGGGTGAACAACTTGTTGAAGAGTTGCTCACTGGTGGGCGCACAGTAGAAGTCAAGCGCGACAGGAAGTGGTGGATTACCAACAACATTTACATTGAGACTGAGTGTTGGTATATGAAGTCAGGCTCATGGGAGCCATCAGGATTATCTGTGACTGAAGCGGCATACTGGGCGTTCGTACTTGAACAGTCCACATTTATTGTGCCGACTCATATCCTAAAGAAAACTGTTGAGCAATTGGGTAGGGAGATTTCGTGTGAGATACCACCGAATAAATCTAAGGGTTATCTAATTACTGTAGAAGATTTACTAACGGGCACGAGAAAGTGGAAGAACGACAAGCCATGAACTGGGATAGAATCGAACGCTGGGAATATGTAATCGAAGCAGTTGCTTCCGAGTACCACAAGAAGTTCCCCATATGTGAGCTTGAAGATATCAAGCAAGCCTTATACAAGTGGTTCATCGAGCATCCAAATAAACTGGATACTTGGGAAGCAATCGGTGAGAAGGATGCTAAGAATCTTATCTATCGTAGCCTGCGTAATGAAGCGTTGGATTATTGTCAGAAGTGGAAAGCCAAGACTGTTGGCTATGATGTGAGTGATTTATATTATTATGAACCGGGATTAGTTGAGGTGCTGTTACCTACTGTGTTGATGGGTAACTTCCATGTTGCGCCTAAGCTGAACCTTAATAGTGTTGGTGGTAGACCATCCGCCCCATCAGAGGGGGGCAACATTCAAGTGCTACTACTTGAAGTAGACTCAGCATATTGGAAACTTTCCAAGGAGGATAGAAAGATTCTATTCTTCCGACATGCTGAGTCTTTAGACTTCAAGGAGATAGCCAACTATCTATCTCTTGGCAGCGAAGACGCTGCTAGGATGAGGCACAAAAGGGCAGTTCAGCGCCTCGTAAATAAACTTGGAGGGCGTAAACCCTACAACGACGAAGACTTTCAAACTAAGGAAGAAGCAACTCCAGAAGAGCCGCAAGAATTAGAATGAAAGTAACGAAGGCAGCCGCTGAAAATGCGGCTATCTTCATAACCTTTACCATATCTTTTACCACTGGTCTCCCTCTTCCCACATTGGCACATCTTCCAATGAGTTCAGACTAGAATCAAGTAAGGTATCTAAGTACTCTTCCTCCGATGAAAACTCAGGATACCACTCTAGTATTCTAGTACCAGCAGATAAGTGTAGCTCGGCTACATCATCATCAAAGCTAGCATCATCGCTAGTGTATCGCTCCCACTTTAGGTCGAGCAACTCTAGGTTGAACTCATAGATACCCTCGTCGGTACCGACAATAAACATTGGTGTTAACTCTAATCCCTTGGCTCCCTCTGTTAGGAAGTCGTATGCCCTCTTAGGTAATACTATGTAGTTAGATGGGACTGTAGTTATGTATGCGTATACTGAATCATCTCGACTGATTACAACCGAATGGTCAGCATGGTCTTGTATGTCAGAGAAACTATACTTGTGTTCCTGTAACAAGCTAGCTATCTCTTCGTGATTAAGTTCGTGCGTTAGCATTTATCCTCCTGTTTTATAGAACCCTGTACCCTTGAACTGGATACCGGGAGCG